TGTTCCTCCTTTAGTTTATACGGAAATTGTGCCGTTAATGGTTACACGATGGATGGCGCCTTGATAGAGCGCGGTAAATTTAACACCAGGCAAATGGCGAGCAATGCGGTCGGCCTGCGGAATGTCTGCATATCTCGGCACAGTGACTTCGATGCTATCGGCCTGCAAAATTCCCGCGCTTGCGGCATCGTTCAAAACACCCTTTACCAAACCTTCGACCACGGCGATGCCGGAGTCATCATAAGGTAATTTTCTGTTGTTCACAAGCGCGGAATAAATTGTTTCGCGGAGTCGTGCTTCAATCCAGTCCGTGCCAATGATAATGTCAATCCATTCACCACTTGCAACTTTGCCTTCTTGCGTAATCGCTACTCCGCCGACAACCATGTAGTAGTTGCAATTTTTCGACTTGAGGACACTTTCTTGACCGCCCGTGATTTTGTCCGAAGTAACGCCGGCAAGTTGTTTGTAAGCCCAGGTAGAAGAACCTGGGTCATACGGAAAACCTTCTCCCATCCAAGCGGCATCGGGATAGTCGGCACCGGTGGAAGGAGTTACATGGAAAATGACTGCGGAGCGGTCATAACCTGCCACCTTCAAAACGCTTGCGAGGTCGGTGGATTTAGTGGCATCGTAGGAGTCGGTAGAAGTTGTCCAAAAGATTGCGAACTTCTTGGCGGATTCAACCCATGCGGCAATGCTTGCGGCGTTAGCTGCCATCGCCTGGTCGACCACAACGCCGTACCAATCGTTATTTTCATTCTGAATTGCGGACAAACTTGCCGCCACATCGGTATCAGCGGAATCTGCACGACCAACGATAACGCGGGAAACGCTCGGGTTTTGCATGAAAATAGCGTTTGCCATTTTATAGACGGCATCGCTTGAGCCCCAACCATCGTCCGCCATTTCGGCAATGCTCGAATAACTACGAGCGCGAGTAAATGCGTTCGTAGTTTTGCTGGTGGCGAAAGTTGAAAGAATCAAAGGAACATTAAAAGCGGCGACCGCCACCGAAGTCGTCTCTCTCGTAATGTTCACGGTTACGATGTCTTTAAGAGCCATGTTGGGCCTCCTGTGTTTCAATTAAAATTAGATTATTTTTTTCGGAATCGAAGAATTTTTGTTCAATTTCTACAGACTTTATTTCCAACGAGGTTCCCGAATAAGCGCGAGACCATGCCATTTCCAAAGTAAGGATTGATTCTTTTCTCCATTGAGTTTGTTGTAAACCCGGCATTGCCATTGGACCAGTAGAACGCAAAACAGAAAGACCGTTTGTTTCAAATGCGGACAAAATGTCGGGGTCTTCGAGCGACTCAAGCAAAAGCATGAGGTTTTCGCCATCGCCTTCAACATCGCGAATTTGGACGGAACCCGAATAAACATAAACGCGAGGAGAAACCAAATCTTCTCGACCGTCAATCATTTTTGAGGCGTTGGAACCTCTTAAATTCCAATTACCTGCGTAATCAATGCAAATAAAGTTTCCGCTTGGGCTCGGTACGTTTTCGTGAGACTGAACAATTTCAACATTCGGCAAAACGCCATGAACCCAAGAATATAAAGCATCCCAAAGTGTCGATGTGGTCAAAGGTGAACTCATGTCGCTTCTCCCACATATCCCGCAAGATATTTATAATGCGGAATTAGACCGTTTTGGAAAACCAATTCTTGAAAAACTTCCCATTTCTTTCCCGCCCAAATTACTATGTCGCCGGGCGTGTTAGAACCTTCGATGCTCACGGACAAAGGAGTATTGGAATAAACTTTCATGACTCCCGCGTCTCGTCTGTTTTCGGGTAGGAATTGCGTTTCTTTTCCTGAAATAGGTTGGACGGAACCGACCACATTAGATGGAGTCGAAGTTTCCGTCCATTTTCCATTTACTCGGGAACCTGTTCGCTTTAACACGGCGATGGTGTGAGGAAATAAAGTGCTCATATTTTTACGGTCCTCAAATATTTGGAAAGTTTAGCTACTTTGTACATAATGCTTTGGCGGAGATGCGAAGTGTCAATCAACGGACGAGAACTTTCTTTGCCTTTGACTTTGAAAACCTTTCCACTGACTTTGTTCCGCATCCAACCGCCGTGAATTGTAATTGGCGCGTTAGGAGCAAAATTTCCAGTCGTAAAAATTTCCTTCATTTCGCCCTCGTATGCTTCACCCAATCGAGCGAGCGCTTTGTTTGAAGTCGTTTTTCCGGAAATAATCGCTTTATAGAAACGCGCCAAAAGTTTTTGAAATTTTGATTCCGCTTTCTCTCGGGTTTGTCGCATGAACGGACGAGCGGGAATTTTATTGACCGTGCTGCCTTTCTCAAGAATAAAAGCGAGTTCAGCCAAATTATTGACTGTCCCGCTTTCACCAAGCTTTGGCAACTTCGCGTCTCCAGGAATACCGACAAGCGCTACTTTGCCCGAAGCGATTTTTAGTTCTCGCTCGATTCTCAATTTTCCATGGTCGATTGTTTTGAACTTAACATCTGCCACACGCTCCTCCGTTCAAAACGCCCATGAATGGTTTACAACCTTTCCGAAGTGCTAGCAACATAAGACCCCAACGAGTTTGGGCTAAATCGGCATCGGAAACACGAATGGACGCGGCAGAAACCGCACCCGACCCATAAGAAACCGCAAGTTCGCCTTCTCGTTTGGATGTAATCGAACCAGTCGAACCGCCCTCCGTGCTGCCGCTTCCCGCCCCATGCGAATTAGGAACCGCGGTGAACAAGAAAGCAATATGAGCAGCAAGCAAAGCGATTGCCTGGTTCGTTTTATGACCATAGAATTTTTTATTCGTTCGTTCTTCCGCCATTTGAATGTAAACGGCGACCGAAGCGTCCGCGGCGACCGTGGGCGCTACTGCCTGAAGATATTCTTGAACGGATAAAGGTTCATTCATTTGGTCTTAATCCTTTAGTTCTTGTTTCCCTGTTCGGCAAGTTCTTCCTTGATTTTGGCCTTGCGGTTCATCGCCTTTGCTCGGACGGATTCCTTTGTCGCTGCTTCGACAAACTTGTCCGCCTGCGCTTCCGACTGAATTTCATTGACCACGGCGTCCAACTGGTCGTTCGGGATTTCATCAGGAGTCACGGGAGATTTTTCTTCCGTTTCCTTTCCGTCCTTGCCTTTGTTCTTGGTTACCTTGTAGATAGGAACGATTAGACCGCGCTTGATGTGGTCGGCAAGTGTCTTTTCCGCTTTCTTCCAAATTTCATCGGAAAGAACATTGATTCCGGGAATGAGGACAAGCTTTGGCTGTCCATCACCGAGCGGGCAAGTGAGCATATTTGCTTTTTTGTAATTTACGAGCATGTTTATTCTCCTGTAGATAACATGATTTTTTGCATTTTAAAGCGTGTTTGACAGAGTTTAAATCCTCAAGCATACATTTGAATGGGTCAAACTGAAAACACGCTCAAAACGCTTGTTTTTGCTCCTAATTTTTGGAATAAAGGGCATTGAGCGGGAGCAAACTCAATGCCCTTTTCAAAATCGGTGATATACTTTGTCCGGTATATCGGCGGGGGTTATCTCTTCAGGAGATTAAAGGCCATCGCAATAGACGACCGATGCCGGGTAGTAAACGAGCGTGCCACCAGTGGACTGGAGACAGTTGATATCGTAAACCATTCCGGTGAGCTGCGGAGGAAGTTGTTCGAAACGCTGCGTAATCTGAACTTCCACCTTCATCGGGTCGCGGGCGTATGCCATCACGCGAGAACCGCCGCCTGCGCCTGCCGTTGCCAAATCAACCACCCAATCAATTCGGGTAATCTGCGGATAGTTTTCGCGGATAAAGCCCATAATCGTCTTGTCACGGTTGGTGCCATACGGCGTGTTCTGCAACTTGTTGTAAAGCGAGAGCGGAAGGATAACGGTGTCCGGTTGTTCGATGCCGTTGGTGGATTCCGGTGCGGCAGTGATGATTCCGGCGAAGTCGGCGACAATTTCGTCCGCCGTCTTGTCGGCCCAAGCCTTGGACGTACCGCCTGCGTTCATTGCGGCAACGTATTCGGTAATACCTTCGGCGTTGATGAAGCCCGGGAGTTTGGACTTGGCGTCACCAAACCATGCTACCTTGTCCTGCTTTTCGTCAATGGCACGGCGGCAGGCTTCGGCACGCTTTGCATCCAAAGAAATGCCTGCTTTCTGTGCGCGGCGAATTTCCTTGATGGAATAACCGTAGCTCATGCCAAGGTCCTTCACCGGAGACGAATGTTCGACACCGGCAATGTCGGCACGCGGGAAGTCGTTCGCATAGTCAGCGATAATCTTTGCCATGCCCACCTTATCGTAGGAACGCCAAAGAATGTGAGTTGCGCCCGGGTCCTGGTCAACGGAAACCGGAAGCAAGGTAAGCGCCTTGAGCGCCTTGTGTTCAACATCGTAAGTGCGGGACTTCACGAGTGCGAGCTGCTGGTCAAAAAAGACCTGTTCACCCGCATCCAAGCGAAGGGCATTCTTTTCATTCGGATTCATTTGTTTGTCTCCTTAAAATTAGCCGAGGTCGAGGAGAACAAGTTCTCCGGCCTGTTCAGCGGTGGAACGAGCGAACCAACCCGGATTCACAACCTGGTCGGAACCTGCGGTGGTCTGTGCAACGGTGAGCGTCTGCGTGCCATCGTTGGTTGCGGCAACAATAGCGGTGTTATTTACACCCTTGTTCTTTGCGGTCAAAGTAATTACCGTGGAAGCAACAGTTGCGACAAAGTCAGTGGAACCTGCTTCGATTTTTGCCTTGAGTGCGGTGGCAACATCGGCGGCGGCCTTCACATCAGCAGTGGTAGTAACTTCGAAAACCTGGTCACCAATCGTAACGCTTGCCTTCTTGTCTTCGGCAGAAACATTTGCAACCGTAACAGTCACAACGCGCTTTGCACCATCGGCGGCACTGGTCTTTGCAATAAACTTGCCCTGACTTGCGTTCACGGAAATTTCGGAATCGGCGGAAATTGCTTCGCCTGCTTCCACATAAAGTTTTCCGGTGCGGCAAACATTTACACAATCGCCGTCCTTATATTCGGGCTGGTCGAGAGCGGTTCTGCAAGCAACGCCGAGCGGTGCGCCTTCACCGGTCTTGGAAACTTGTTCGCCATCGCCCTTGCCGAAAACGACCGCACCAAACGGCACATCGCCATCAGCGAGACGAGAGTCAATAGTGTGAGTAGTAGAGGTCCCGAACAAAAGACCGGGAAGCCCCTTTTCCATATTACCATAAGCTGCCATTTTAGGCCTCCTTTACTTTGTCTTTCCAACCGTTGTTCAAGCGTTCATTATAACGCTTTTCGGCTTCGTCGAGACGGTCCTGGTTTGTGATTTCGTGGGGAGTAGTTTCTGCGGCATCCTGTCGGGACTTCGTTTCCGCTTCGCTTGCGATAAGTTCACAAGCACAATCGAAACGACTTTGGATGTAAGATTCATCCTTCCCATCGAGGTTTGCGGTCGGGAACTTCTTGAGGATAACCGAACGCTTAATTTCTTCGTCTGCCATGTCTTCCTTGATTTCAACGCCCGCAATCTGTGCCTTGCTAACGAGGTCAAGGCGAGACTTCACGGCGGCGGAAATCTTGTTCGGAAGTTCCTTTTCGGAAGCATCGAGGCGTTCCTTGAGGGTATCGCGTTCCGCTTCGATGGTCGACTTTTCCGACTTCAGCGTTTCAATTTCCTTTTTGGAATCTTCACGAAGTTTGGAAAGTTCCTTTTCTGCGGCATCGGCGCGATTCTGTGCCTTATCCAGTGCGGCAATTACCTGGGGCTCCGCCTGGAAATCAGCCCCGTCAAGGTGAATGGTTTTAAAATTCATTCCTTCCTCTTGGTTATGTTGTTCAAAACTTTTCGGATTCTTCGGGTCGGGTTCGCCTGCCCCGTCCATGCGAATGGCGTTTCCGTCACCTGCACGAGGAGTAGGAACAAGTGCAACATGATTGTAACGGATATTCCTTTGGATGCAATCGAAAGGCATACCCATCCATGTTCCGCTCGTCCACTCAATATCGCATTTATAACCGCATGATAGCGAGCGGGCGGTTCCATCTTCGACCGCCTCGATTCCGTCTTTCTTCGTTGCGGCGAGGTCGATATACACGCGGTAAGAATCGGTGTAAATGTCGCTTCCAACGCTTCCGACCTGAACCTTTTCAATGTTGTCCGGTGTAACTACGCCCGGGTGCAACAAAGTAAGCGGTTTCAGTTTCAGTGTTTCGAGCGACTCGGGATTAAAAACTTCTTCAGGAAGTCGGAGTTCTCGTCTCGGCGTGCCATCATCATTACGATAAAGGAAAACGCCCACCGAAGTAACCGGGGCGCGAGCAATCAAAAAACCTTCGGCGGTCTTTTCCGCCGGTCTTGTGGCATAATCAATGGCGTCTTCAAACCAATCTTGTCGAGTTTGAGCTACCAAATTTTCTTTTTTGCTTCCCATGCACTTAAATATAACATAATTTTTTTAAAATGGACAAGAGGTTGTACCAAAAAATTTAATTTTCATCCTCGCTCGCTTCATCTAAATTTAAGACCCTGTCCAAAACATAGGGCAAAGTAACGGAATTTTCTTTTACTACGTTGTACGCAAGAACCGGAGTAATAAAGGGCTTGAAGCGATAAGTTCCAGTATCGTCTCGAAGCATCAAACATTTTTGGTCTTGGTTAAATTCCATTTCATAACCCAACGCTTCGCACCTGTCACAAAAATCAAGCGTTTCCGACAATTCTTTCCATTTCATTTTCCGCCCTCTCTTTTCATTTCAAAATTCCTATTCCATTACAATTTGGTCAAATTCTCGGGGGTCGGAATTTCGACAATAGGAGTAATGGGTAAACCTTCGATGTTTTCGAGTTCGTTCCAATTAGGAAGCGCAACACATCGGCACATGATGTCTTGACCCGGATGTAAATAAACTGCATTGATGGGGCGCTTTTCCCATTCTCCGTTTGAGTTCAAACAAAGTGTAGGGTCATCCCACCTACAAATTTTTCCTTGCATGACCCAATGAGACGGTTTGGCGAGCGGATACTTTCCACTCGGATTTCCTCGGACTCGCTCGTCCAATGCCGTTTCCCATTTGTATGTTTCCAAACCCGCTTCGGTCATTCGCCTTTGGCTCAATTCCGCATTTAGTTTGGATGTTTGGTCTCGGGCGATAATTCGAGCTCGGCGAAAAGAAATTCCGGGCATTTCGGAAAGGATTTGCTTTGTTATATCCTTTGCCAACAATCCTT